GTCCTGATTTTTCTGTTTTAATTTCTCCTTCACCGCCTAGTAAAGAAGTTAAGATAGCTAGTTTTGAGTCGTGTGATAATTTCATTTTGATTTTCCTTAAGTTATTGTATTGTGTGTGCGCCGCCTTCGCGCCTTCCCCCAAAAGTACTGCTATTCTAATATATAAGCTACCATTTTATCATCTTCTAGGCAGAAACATATTGAACCATATTCAGAACATAGATCTTTATAATCTTGCTCATTAGTTGGTAGGTCAATTTCTTTACTATTAGGATATTTCTCGGCTAGTTCTATATGAAGAGGTATTAAAATTTCTTGGAAATCTTTGGCATTGTCGAAGCACATTTTACCTAAGTATTCTTCTGCCAAGTCTGTGGCATCATTTAATTCTTTAAGTACTGCTTCTTTGTGGTCGGGTTCTACAGGTTGTCCGCTACTTCTATACATTGTAATTCGCATGTTATCTCCTATCTTGCGTGGTTACACATATACTATGTTGATTTAGGTATAAACTTAGTTAATAAAGGGTAGATAGCATACTCTACACATCTAACAATAGCTTCCTCCATTTGATCAGTTAACATATAACTAATCCCACTAATCTCTAAGGACATGTGAATACATTCATGAAATAGTGTAGCAAATTGATCTTTAGGAGATAACTTGGAACTTATGCGAATAATCTTAGTGTCATTAGAAGAGTCGCCATGTAATCCTTCTTCAGACAAATCAGAGACTTGTATTTTAAATTGTTTACCTGATATTGTTATTGTCTTTGGAAGTGGGCGCACAGGGCAATCCTTTATAATAAATGATAACACATAGACATGCTAGATTAAAGATATAATTAGTAACTAAAGGCCAATTAAAGGCCGTAGAAGCAACATAAACCAATGTGCATACTTCACCAATAAACCAAAGTAATAAGGTAGCATAGGATAAGCCTTTAGAATGTTTATGACTCCATGACTGATAAGCCTGGGGTAAAGCACAAATACTAAAGCAAATAGATCCTATCCAACCTATTAATTCCATTACACTTCCAAAGGTGCGGTATCTAAGGTTGACATCTCAGGAGGTAATTCTGGTTGTACTGGCGTCTGTGCAGGTTCTACCGGTGTAGCTTGTGCTATTAGTCTCTCAGTATCATCGATGTATCTAAGTAACAATTCTAACCTATCCTCTGGAAGACTGTTTAGTTTCTCTTTAAGGAATGTTTGATGGGCTAATGATGCACATAATTGTAGGTTCTGTTGAGGTTCAGGACTGGTGTATTTACCTTCATTGGTAATAAGATACAATTGCTTCTCAGTAAGTTTAAGAGATGCCGTTTCAAGACTTTGGACTGAATCTAAATCTGGGAAGTCTAATAATGATACTGCTTGGTCCTTACTAATGAAACCTGCCTGAAGTAATTCTTGTGTTTTCTGTAGTTTACCAGCTGGCGTACTAGGGAGTAATGATACAGGAAACATTTTCATTACAAATTGATCATCTTCTAGGTTAACATCCTTCCACTTAATAGTCTTAATAAATTTAGATGTTTGTACCTTAGCTTCTAATTTGGGATTCTCAGAATACATATCCCGACTCATATCAATAACCATTTCGGCCATATCCATAAACATTTTCTCATACGTTTGGGCAGTAGTCATGAATCTTTCAGTTTCAATGTCCTGAAATTCACGTAGAGCTACGGCAGCATCTAATCCAGCTGGTTTTCTAGAAGTCGCAGATAGTTGAGATATGCCAGATACTTCATATGCAGATTGTATCAACCATTTAAGGTGGTTATATACTTCAGGATTCATTGCTGTAGGTGTAAAGAAACTAGGAGGTGACCCAGCATATTTGAATATGGCGCCTATTTCATTGCTTAAAGTTGAACTACTTACCTTGGTAGCTTGATCTACTGCTATTCTTGGAACTGCCAATAAATGTTGAGCCTTTTGAATATTCTTAAGTAGTTTGTTAATTTCAATTTGAATGCCTATTAACTCTTCTGCCAAGCCTTGACCAAAGAAACCAGCTAATCTTTCAGACCATCTCATAAATATAAATGGGAAATAGTCTTTTTCATATACTTCATCAAATAATACAGCACCTTCTATGGTAATTGAGTGTCTGCCATCTTCAGCGTCAGAGTTTGATCTTAAATGCCATGATTCAACTACTCTAAGCATATCAGCAACATAAGCTGCACCAGAGCGTTTTATCTCAGTTCCAGAAGCCGCCAGGATAGCATCAACATGCTCAGGATAATTGGCTAGCAATACATCTCTAGAAATGTGTTTAACTTGGTGCATTTGGCGAGGTTTTCCATAGGCGCCTTCCATATCGTCGATTTTTATCTCTTCAATGAATACAGGTTCTATCTTGATTTGATTATCTTCTTTGAATACTTTCATGCATCCAGTGCCGAATACACAAGCATGAGTGAATATAGTTTGAGCATGAGAATAGATATCAGTATCATAAAAGACGCCTTCTACATACTTGGTTAAATTCTCGGCCTTGGTCTTTAATGCATAGTCGCCATCTTCTGTCAAAAACTGTACCTTTGGCTTATTCTTAGCTATTTTACTCTTAGCTGTGTCAATAGCAGATTTTATGACATTGTAAGTAACTTTGTTATTAATAAAACTATCAGTATTACTTCGAACTGTACCTCCAGTTAAGAAGCCCATTAATTCTATATTACTATAAAGTCGCGCATACTTGATATTCATTATTCGAACAGTTGTTTGATTCTCTTCAATAGCCTTGATAACAGCTAATACATTTGAAGGTAGTTGATCTTTCTCAGAAACCCACCACCTAGAATTTAACTTATCTTGACTCGCTAGCTTTTTACCCACACTTTCTACCCTAACATTAGGTTGCTTGGGCATCTTTACCTTTATTTCTTTTTTTGACATGATATTCCTTTCACTAGTTAGCGCTCCACATCAGTAAATCTTCATCTACTTCTTCTGTTTTTGACTCTTTTAGATCATCTTCCTGTATTGGCAACTGTAGCCCATCAATAGCTATGTCCCCAACTTTACACGAGATTACACGATATTTTACCATCATTTTCATGATTTCTTCTAATTTTTCTATATCTTTCATTTCAATTCCCTTTCAGTTAGGCACCACAAACCTTTGTTGGCCCCTCTTTTAATCTCTACTTCATATCTCCAAACACCGCCAGACTTGAATACATCTAGGATGACTGCTTGATTTCCTTCATATTTAGGTTTATCACCTATTTTAAACTTGGCTTGATTCATATCTGTCTCCTTCACCAATACCAAAATGATCGTCAGCTCAGTTCTTATATATACTATATAATATGTATGCAGTTAATCGGTCAATGTATATACAAACTGTCTAAACTTTATGCACTAAAATTCAAAGTCATTGGTTCCCTCTTCTAACCAATCTACATCAGGGTTAGTTTTCTTGTTTACCATCTCATTATCTTCTCTTTCCCAAAATGCATCAACCGCCTTTTCTGAAGTAGGTTCTACGTATTCTTTATCATCTACTCTGAAGTTGTCATTAAAGAAATAGCAATGTGCGTACCAGTATGCATATAATGTGGCGTCTGACAGGTGATTAGGGCAACTAGGATGCTCTGTATACCTTCCCCTTAGCTTAGCCTTCTCATCCCATACAAGATTGTCCCACTCGGCTCTCAGGGCTTCAGAACCACTATCTAGTAATTGTATCCTACCTACAGCCAATTCAGTATTCATCATTTCAATATGATCTCTCTTACCGAGCTTCTCGGCACTGGTAAAATTAATGCCATACCTTGCTCGCATCTCTTCTATTGATTGGCGGGCCGCACCATCTACAACAATCTTATTGAAGCCACCATATTTATTCTCTAATTCCTTAATTTTCTCAGCTACGGCAGTTAATATCATTTTACTTTTCTTATAAGTTTCAATAACATACAGCTTATTTTCATTATAACCGCACACAGAGAATGCCGTGGGATCATCCCAACCTAAATCGACTCCTAAAATATAGTCAGTAATATCAGTAGGAGGGCTTTGAATAATATTTGATTGATCATACCTATATATTATAGCTTCTTGGTCAATTACCCATTCATTTAGATACATACGTCTAAAGTATGGCGTCTCATATATTCTAGGATTGTCTTTCTTGAGTTGTTTGATCTCTTTAACCCATTGTTTTTCCATAAATGGATTATCATAGGCAGACCATTTCATAACCTTCCATCCTGGGTAATTTTCAGCAGTTACTTTGTAATAAAAAGACGCCAGTAAGTCAGAAGTAGTTGAAATCATACATATTTGGCCAGAATAGTCAGCTACGGCAGGCTTGAGTACTGAATATATTACTTTATATAAATCTCTGGATATTACGGCAGCCTCATCTATAACAACTAGCTTGAATTTTTGACCTAATAGCTTCTCGGCCTCTTCTTCACTGTTGTCTATCCCTAATAGATATATTACTGAGCCATTTGGAAGTGTGAAGGATAATTCACTTTTATTATATACAGCGCTGAGTTTTTTTTCACGGTTGATCTTGGCTAACACGTCCTTGACCATGATATTCTTGGCACTTTGACGAGTTTTACTAATGTATAAAACGCTCACATTGGGTGTCTCATACGCAGCTTTGAATAACTTTAATCCAGCCCCATAACTTTTTCCAGATCTTCTGGTACACTGTACAGCAATTAAGGGACTGTTATCAAATACGAACTCATTTTGTCTTGGGAAGTTTGGTGTTTCCCAGCTTAGGGCCTTTCGTTCTACCCTTCTTTGTCGTTCTAGGAGTACTCGCTTTGCTTTCTGGTTGTTCATTTTTTATCTCTTGTGGTTTAGCCCAACATACATTACTTAAAGATGTAATAGTTACATCCTGTTCATGGTTCACCGTAATAATCGAAGTGATTGGATCAAGTACCATATCAAACTCTGGTGACTGAAAGAAGGATTTTTCTTTTCCTCCAACTTTGATACTATTGAACACTTTCAGGGCTGTTAACTTCATTTTTCGCCTTTATCTTACTTAGGTTTTTTAATATATTATCTAATCGATCATTGATTATTTCAAATGGTGTCTTGTTATCTTTATTTGCTTTCACTTTCATTCTCTGCCTTTTCTTCCTCGATAAGTTCCTGTACTTGCTCGAATAATTTGTTTTGTTCTACTTTCTGTAAATTCATTTGATATTGGAGACCCGCTATATTAACAGCGACTTGGCCTAATTTAATTCTTAATTCATCATATTTCTTTTTAATTGACATAATCCCATCCTGTATAATTATTTAAAATTTCTTGTTGAACGATAATATCTCCTACTTCTTCCCATATACTGATAACATGACTTAGATAAACCTTCTCATCTTCATCATCTGTCTCACTAAATTGTATCATGAGTTCTTCTAATTGCTCCTCATACGTCATTTTCTATCTCCTTAAGATGTATGGATTATATATCAAACCTAACTCATTAGACTTTGACTTTAGATTATTGTTGAAGTGTGTAATTATGGTAGTGGAATCACTGATATCACTAAGAGTATCTAATAAGAACTTAGTTAGTCCCATCTTGCGGTAGGAATATTTGATGTAAATATAGTGGATTATGTTTAAATTGGTAGCTTCAAAGCATATGAAACCTAGGATATGGTCTTCATCATCAGACGCGCATAAGATCATTGTTACGGCGTTCTCAAGCGTATTCTGTACTATTTTCTTGTGGTTGTCATAGTAGACATCATTATTTAGATTAGATGCCATAGGAGAGTTCCTATAGCTTTTGAGCCATGACGAGTATACGAACCCTTCATCGGCAGGGGCCATAAGTCTTGTTTTAACTTGATTCTGTAGGTTCTTCATTATCTTTTCTTCCTATTGTCTTAAGGGCTTCATTTGCTAGCTTTTCTAATTCATCATCTGAAATGTTGTTGAGCCCCTCGATTTTACTAATTTCCCTGTCATTTTTGGAGGCGGTTATTAAAGTTTTCGTATAGTCTGTAAGTTTGGCGGCTTCTTTATTATCTAATGGACCTGAATTTATTGATTCTTTTAGGTTTTGTATGTCCTGCTTGATAATTTCGATAGCGTCATTTAGTATGTTTTCTATTGTCACTTAATAACCTCCTCTATGTATACTAAGTTGATTTAATTGGGGGGCAGTTAAGCTTACCCAGGCTCAAATAAATGTGACTTATATAGACCAATAAAACCCAAATATGTGACTTATAGTGGCCTAAAAGATATTTAGGTTGTTTTCTTCTTCATACAACCTTTCTTTTTGAATGAATTCATCTAGTATAGGCTTTAATCTATTCACGGCCTTACAAACGCCAGTAAAGGACATATTTAGTTCTTTCTGGATGGTCCGGTATGGCACTCCCTCTGAAAATAGCTCCCAAAGAGGTTTATCAGCCGCCGGTAACATATCAGAATGAAGGAACTTTCGACAATTTGTGTAAAACGATTGTGTACCTATGAATTTTTCTTTGATCTGTAATGCGTGCTTATAAGTATCTTTCTTTTGTATATCCCTGGGTTTCATGTCTTTATCAAAGTATTCTGTATCTTCAAAGCCGCTATCCTTAAGTTTTTTATACCATTCTTTCTTTAATTTAGTTAGTTCTCTCTTATCCATGATAATCAACTTTCAATTTTCCAAGGGTTTTACATGCGTCAGGGTATACCTTAACGGTGACTTCTTGGCCATGAATGGTGGTCTTAAAAATTTTGCAGGGGATTGGGTGAGGGAATCTTTCGTAATCAGATGCTTTTGTTGGGGTTAGGGTTCTCTTTTTCATTACTGTCTCCAATGGGGGTTAGTGATTCATTAGTGAATCTATACATATCTTATCGGTGTAAATCTGTATAACTTTAATGTACCTTTCTAAATGATTGAATATATACAAGTCTATAATACAGAAAAATTCCCTACTACCATTATATCACACTTTACCCCCAATTGCAAGATAAAAGTGTGTATAATTTGTAAGGTATTGATATTAAAGGAAAGAAACTTTAGTCTTTGATTAACATTTTTAGAACTTCTATAGGGTAGGAATTAGTTTGGCCAAATCGTTCACAGGGTACTTTTCCTATAATGATATTATTCTCTTTACAGTAAGTTGTGGCAGCTTTTCCTATAAACTGAGATCTTTTTAATGGTAATGAGATGCCAGATAGATTGCAGTGGCCCTTAATAGTCCTATAACCAGTACATGGATTCAAAGCCCGAATGTTGTTATTTACCTTTTCCATTTCAGTTTCAACAGTCTGAAGTCGCTGTTCTTGCTTTTGTTGTTCCATTCTTAATTTAATTAACTGTAGAGATCCCTGAATTATAGGATCATTTTGAGCGGCTGTTTCGATATCACTTACAAAGTTCTCGCATTTTAACAGATATGCAAGATAAGCATCTCCAATTTCATTCTCGTATTTTCCTACAAAAAACCTAGCCGCTTCAACAGATAGGATATGTTCTTGATATTTAATATTTTTTGAGGTATGCGCGGAGATCTCCGCTTGTCCAAAACCTAGCTTTTTCATTCTTGGGATCATGCTTTTAAGTTTCTTTCTTACGTTGGTTGACCTAGCGCCTAGACTTTTTGCCACATCTCCTGCTGATAATCCTAGCTCGCCATTTAATGCTACTTGTTTTGTTGGACTTACAAAGGTGTTTACTAATTCCATCGATCTATCTCCTAAAGTTAAATTATGTACCATAAACCATTTACAGTACTACTCCTAATCTATCACACCTTTTCGGATAAAGCAAGTAAAAACTTTACCCCTATTATAGAGCTAGGATCTTAGCCCTATCTAACCTACTGATTTTACTTACAAACGGAGATCAGTAGAAACTTTACCCCTATTATAGAGCCAGGATCTTGGCCCTATCTAACCTACTGATTTTACTTACGCGCCGAGATTGCGGCTTGTCTATATTGCTCTGTAGGGCAATTTTTGGGGTTATAATAATGCGCTGTAGGACAAAAAAAATCCCACCAGAAGGGCAGGAATGATGGATTAGTTATGTAGTAGGTATTAAGGGCCGTATATATCACGTTGGATTTTATCGAATGTCCTATTATGGTTATCCATTATTTGATTATAGTCTTGCGTTCTTTGCATAGAATCTAATCTCATTATTACGTCTTGTTGATGTAAACAATTACTATAATCTTCCACATTTCCTTCGGTAATTACCATTCGCTTTAATTTCCAATCAAACTCTTCAGTAGGTCTATATTGCTGGCATAATTGCTGAGGGGACGGTCTATTATGAACACAATTCCATAACAGTACTGATAGTATAATTA